GTAATATCCCACTGGATTTCTCCAGGATATGTATGGGTGATATACTGATACCCATAATTAGTCTGACCGTAGATCGGGAAGTTCTCTACCTGACCATAGGTTTGAACAAATTCTTTTGCTTCATTGTTGTTGGCAAATTCTACAGGTTGAAGATCTTCACCATACAAAGACTTAAACTTGCTTGATTCTTTTGACTTCACATACAAAGTCGGGGAGAAGTCTGCCCTCTTGGTGAAGCGCACACCATTATGGACGCCTCGGACTAAAACCTTGGAACCATATTGGTGTGCGCATGTATAAAACTTCATAAAAATCCCTCATAATTCAATACCATAATACTATAATTCATAACAAAAGTAAAGGGATTTATCGCAGTTTATATCCAATCTTTGCTTCTAGTTCTTCCAGTTTCATCGTTGAAACCTGTGACTTAGGAACTAGATTATCTACGATATAGACTGCTACATTTCCACTCTCGAAGAATGCAACCTTGTAAAGAAAGTCTGGAACTGGAACCTTACTCTTACCAACCAACTTTGGATTTTTAGAGTAATGTGCACCAGTTACGACCCACTTGAAGGGAACTGAACGGACACGCTCTTCAAGATTCTTCCATGCAATACGGTTGACCGAAGGCAACTGTGGTGTCATGTTTGTCATCAAGAAGGTGTCTGACATTTCATTTGGATCGTCTGCGTTTGCAGCAGGAACCATGTGCCCACGATCGTAACCAGAGTTGGTATAGTCAGCGTGGGTTGGCGAGTCAGCGATACGCTTGTCTGGACGGAAGTCATCAGTGCGTGGAGTTTTCTTTACTCGTTCCTGCGCAATCTCAGTCGAGAAAACGTTTGCGTTACGAGCATCGTCGTAAACAATTGCAAAGAAAGAGTTGCAAAGCACCGTAGTGTTTGGTACTACGATTTCCTTACCGTTCGGATAGAACTGATCGCAGGGGGACGCATTAGCAGCAGTCGGCAGAGCAAACAGGAATAGAGCAGCAATTAAGTTTTTCATATAATAATTTTACTTTCTGGAACGACCAGACCCGAACCATACCGACTATTATACTCATTGAGCATACCCACTTCTGGGTCAAAAATTGAGACGACTGCGCCACCGCGAATAGGAACAATGTTGTCCTTAGCATAGGGGCAGAATGGAGCAAGTCCAATGCCAAATTGGTTATTTTGACCTTGGGGAACCATCATAATTAACAGGGGTTTACTGAGAACAACAAGGTTTCCATCATCAAACTCAGACACATCTGCAATGATTTCATCCCCACTGATCAACTTAACACATTTGACATTGGACATACTTTATACTTTCATTATTTAAATTGTTAAAATCGCATAACCCATCAACATCAGCAAACTTGCCAGTGTAAGATGGGCTGCCCGCGATACAGGCACCATAAACTTATGATTAAACATTACTTAGTTTTACCTTCTGCTAAGAATTCGGCAGCCTGCGACGGATACTCATTATCCTCATCAGTGATGTCGATTTTCTTCGCTTTCTTTTCTTCTGGAATAAATGCTTCAAGAAAAATCTTCAGCATACCATTTACCAGAGTAGAACTTTTTACTTCCACATTATCTGCGAGAGTGAATTCACGTTTGAATCCTCGCTCAGCAATTCCCTTGTAGAGATATTCAGTGGATTCAGGCGAGTCGCACTTTCCAGTGACTCTCAGCAATCCCTCTTGCAATTCAATATCAATCTCCGACTTACCGAAACCAGCAACTGCCAGTTCGATTACGTAGCGAGTCTCATCGACTTTCTTGATATTGTATGGGGGATATTTAATTGGCATCATTTGCGTCGATTGATTGGCAATATCTGCCAGTCTCTTCATGACACGGTCAGCGCCGACGAAATAACGATCCATGTGGTGGATACTTGTTGTATCAAACTTCATTTAGTTTCTCCTATTAAGCGAGTATTAAAAAAGGTGGAGTCCGAAGCACTCCACCTTCTATATATAATATCTTTTTGAAGAAAAATCAATAGTTTTTTAATTTCTTTTTACGCCAATATTATATTTTTGAACCAGTTCCCACTCACTCTTTTCTTTATGAGCGATAATCTTAATCTGATTTAGTGGTGCACAGTTTTCGTGTAACTCTGGATTCTTAATAGTGATTAGACCCCAATCACCAAGTAACTTGGCAATTGTATTTCTACGTTCTAGATCGTTGTCGCTGAAATCAGCACCCTTGCCATCTAGAGCAAAGAGTTCCTTGAAGTGAACAATGAAGTATCTGCTCTGTTTATGAAGGATATGACATGATTGGAAAAGAGTCTTTTCCTTGCGCGATGCTACACCAATACGAGAAAGAGTTTCTCGCACCTTTAGAAAGTCGTCGGGATTCTTGAGGGTTACTTCCAAGGGTGCATACCCTGGAAAGTCGATATCAAAAAAATCATCAGTCATTTGTTGCCACCTTTATTCAATTTCTCTTTTATGTATTGTTTTTGTTCTTCAGAGAGAATTGCGAGTGCTTGGCGGGCTTTATCATTGCTATAACCATAATACTCTTTGATCATCTCTACTTCAGCATTCTTTTCGGTCTTCAACCATGGATTCCATCGGTTTTTCGCCCGTATAGTATTTATAAGAAATGCATTTTGGAGAGCATGAGCTAGGTGAGGACGGCAATTGACCTCATTCGCTTGAACGATAGTGTCTCGATCTAGCGAAAGTGCTCGGTTAATGATATATGGACTGTATTGTTTTTCTGATCGTTCGTCTACGATGAGATTCTTTTGTTGATTGATGTTCTTGACAAAATCAAATGGACTTATCTTAGATACTTTTTCAACATAATCTTCTGCATTGTAAATCTTAGTAGGTTCACCCAAACCTTCTAGGATTGCCTCCTTCATTTCCACACCGCAGTCGCCATAATGTCAGTCAAACATGCAACCAGATTGATTTCCTGATCGACTGCAAATGCTGCCTTATATTGATAATCTGCAAGAAGAAGAATGATGGTAGGAATATTTTTAAACTCATCAAGATAACTGTCATAGATCTTACGAATGATTGCATTCGGATCGCTGTCCATATTGTCGACAACCCATGCACGCATCTTCGACCAATCCTTGCCTTGAAGATATGTCAAGAGACTCTTCATGTCAAGATCGCGACTGGTATTAAGAACACCCTCGTCGATGACACCACCAACACTATAACGCTGGAGTTCGTTCAAGACGCGACGATAATCAGGGAAGTGTTTCTTGAGAACATGGGCGACCACCTTCTCGTCGAAGGTGACACTTTCTCCACGAAGAATGTCAGTCAATCGCTTCATGAAACGACCTGCCATCTTCGGACGATCTGCCTTGGTAAGTTTAAATTCGATGACTGCACAACGACTGTGCAGAGGAGAGATAATCTTATCCTTGAAGTTACAAGTAAAGATAAACCGACAGTTGTTTGAATATTGTTCAATAAACGCACGAAGCGCAGGTTGTGTTGAATTCGGATTAAGGTAATCTGCCTCATCAAGAATTACGACCTTGGGTTTACCATTAAATGAAACCGAAGCAGCAAACTCTGTAATCTTGACACGCAGAGTTTCAATATTTCTATCATCAGAACCGTTGATGATAATATAATCACATCCAAGTTCTTCGCAGACTGCTCGAGCGATGGTAGTCTTACCTACACCTGCAGTACCACATAGAAGCATGTTAGGGATTTCGCCAGACTGAACAAACTGGCGGAAGGTGTTCAATTGCGCATCTGGTAGGATGCAGTCATCCAACTTACGGGGACGATACTTTTCGACCCAAAGAAACTGCTCATTGCTCATAATATATCTCCATAATAAAAAAGTGACGGTTACGAGTTCCGTCGTCGCCTTTTCGTATCGACCGCTACCACCCGAAGGTGCACTGTATACGCCAGAGTTACATCTGGATCAGTTATGTGATTGCAACCAATGCAAGATATTTACTGGATCAGTTTCACCGTAAGGATCAGTTTCACAGTCATCTGATTTTCCAGGTTCAATAAACCACTGCTCGATCTTACCATTGTTCACAATAACAGCATAACGCCAAGAGCGTAGACCAAAACCAAGATTGTCCTTGGTCACGAGCATCCGCATCTCTGAGGTAAAGAACCCAGAACCATCAGGGATAACCTTGACGTTCTCAAGGTTCTGATCCTTCGCCCAACAATTCATCACGAAAGAGTCGTTGACAGAGATACAGTAGATGTCATCAATCCCGTGAGAGTAGAAACTCATGGCCTGTTCTTCAAATCCAGGGAGTTGCATTGTCGAACAGGTGGGAGTGAATGCTCCAGGAAGAGAGAATAGAACTACACGCTTGCCAGCAAACAGGTCAAAGGTAGTCACATCTTCCCAACGATAGGGATTTGGACCCTCAATCGAGTCATCTCGGACGCGAGTCTTGAAGACAACACTAGGGACAACAGTTGGTAGATTATCAGTCATCTGTAGGTACACCATCAACAACAAGTTGGAAATCGTTCAGTGCCAGAAACTTATTAAACTGGCGAACAACTTCAGCAGGGTTATTAGTAGCAACATCAAATTCGATGCTGGTACTACGATTCAAATAATCTTCACCACTTTCGTATGGTTTACGAGCACTAAATGTAATTTCAAATTTTTGCATGTTTATATCCTTATACAACTGACGATGGTTCCATTGCCAACCAATATTCCAACTTCTTGGTCAGGTTGTTAAAGTGCATTGCCTTCTTCTTACCGAGTGTTACCTCATAGTCGTCAGCAATCACCTTCAGGTTCTCGACCTTCAGTCGGCAATCAAAGTCACCATCTGCACTATTGTCGAGTTCGCGACGGAATGCATTCGCACGAGGATTAGCAGGGTCACTAACAGTCAGAGTCACCTTACCACCCTTAGAGACAACACTCATGGTTGGTGCAGAAAGGATAGATGCTGCCTTCTGGACCATCCCAATTTCGGCAGCAGTCATCTTGAAGGTAAAGAATGGGTCAATCTCGAGAGACTTATAGGGAGCAGCGGTAACAACCGAGGGATCAGCGTAACCATACTCGAATTCCGACTTGTCCTTACGCAAGAACATACTCGACTGTTCAAACTCGATATCCTGTTCATCCCAGATGCTGAGGAGAGCGAGAAGATTGGGCAAATCATACACTGCGAATTCGCGAGGGAATGACTCGGAGACAGTGGCAAGAGTCAGAATGTTCTTACCTTCACTCACGGTTGCAAGAACTGAACCTTCACGAACGACAATGTTCGTATTAATCGAGGCAAAGTTCTTTAGAATAGCGAGAGTTTCATTTGAGATCTTCATAATATATTAATCCTTAGTAGTCAGAGAGGTTTTAAGAGGTGGTAGCGTAATAACACCACCATCAGTTATACTATCATTATTGAAGAAAGTCAAGGTATTTGTTGCACTTCCCATGGTAGTAAATGATTCAGTTTCGGTTTTTAGAACAAAATCTTGGGAGTCAAAAACGATAGTATCTTCGTTGACATCTTCCAAATAATCAAGTTCTTCTGTTTCCTTGTCATGCGTATACATTGCGATAATGGCATAGTGAATAACCTTCATCAAGTCCTTGCGCCAGTCTTCGGGAGTTCCCTTGTGACCGTAACGCTGTGCATACTTCATGATGTTGCCAATTGTGAACCCAATACCGTGACCACCATCGATGATAAATTCAGTTGCCTGAAACTTATTCTGCGAATAGTGCTCATCATATGTTGAGTCTACATAGTCGGTGATCTGCCGAAGCAGATCACCCTCATTATAACGATATTTAATTGTCATAGTTTCTCCTTAGAATGGAACTTCTTCAGTCATATTTTTGAAGTAGGAATCGCCAGTTTCATCAGTCACAGTAGCGTCTGCCTTGACATCAACCTTGCTGTAGAGGTCAAGGAATGCTGCCTTGGTATCAGCGTCGAAACGGTTGACGCACAACTGGATTGCCTTGGAACGGTCGTTGAACATCGCGTAAGCATTGACGATGTGCTCAAGACGACGAGTGGAAACCAGTTCGTCAACACCACCATCATAGAAAGTCTTACGGATGATTTCCGCCCACGTGGTCAGTTTGTCGGCGAATTCTTCGTCAACCTTTCCTGCCTTCTCCATCTTGTTAAGCACGATCTTCTTTTCGATCTTAGCAGAAGGATATTCCTGCTCGACGGTGATGGCGAAACGCTCGAGGAAAGCATCGTCGAGAATCTGAGCAGACATAAACTTGCCATCGTCAGAACCACGACCCTTGGTGTTAGCAGTCGCGATAACGTTGAACCCTGCCTTGGGGTAAATCGTTTCGCCAGTCTTCTTATTGAAGTAGGGCTTACCCTCGAGGATTGCTTGGAGACACATCATCTTGTTCGAACCACGGTCGATTTCGTCAAGGATGAGGATAGCACCACGCTTCATGGCAGTCAAGACTGGACCTTCGCGGTAAACAACGTTACCGTCGATCAGAGTGTTACCACCAATCAGATCGTCTTCGTCGGTTTCAATCGAGATGTTGACACGAAGGCATTCACGCTTCAACTTGGCGCATGCCTGTTCAATCATCGTGGTCTTACCGTTACCAGAGAGACCAGAAACGAACGTCGGGTAGAACACACCAGCGTTCAAGATCTTGGTAAGATCTTTATAGAAACCGAACGGAACATAGGTCTTGTCGATCGAGGGAACGAGGTTCTCAACAAGAACTTCCAACTTAGGAGCGATGACAACCTTAGCAGGTTCACGCTGGGGCATAGCAACGACCGCACCCGCCATCAGAGGCGAGAGGTCGTACTTGCCACGACCGATGCGGTGTTCGGTCATGTTCAGCAACCAGAAAGGAACCTTCTGACCGAGTTCTCGAGCAGCGGCGACGATTTCCTTCTTAAGGAAAATCCCGTTCTTGTGGTTGGAGTTGGAAAGTTTTTCAAGCAGTGCTTCACGGTTCATCATCATATTCATCATCCTCACATCATCATCATATAATACATTCTACCGCAAAAGCGGTAGGAAGTCAACAGTTTTTTAGAATTTATTTTCAGAGTGCATCTGAATCCCCTCGATACGAGGAGAGATCGACTTGGCAGAATACTGCACACCGTTGATCTCAAAGAAATGCCGACCACCAATCGCACCAACCTTTTCCCAGCGAAGGTTCAATGCTTCGCGTTCGCGGAAAGGACTGATACCGTGGGTCCACTTGCGACCAGACTTCAGTTCGAAAGAACCACCGCAGAGATTCGTAACCATTTCATTTCCTTTTCTCATCATATACACAGTATACGTCAAAACTGAAGAAAAGTCAAGCCCTTTTTTTGCGAAATATGTAAAAAAGATACAAGATTATCCACAAGGGCCATAGCGATAGGGCGACCAGAAACGCCGCACCTAACGCATAAAATGCTATGACCAACACCGTGATTAACCCAATGATTTCTAACATAGACCTTTTACCAATCATTTAGTTTTTGCCTTCCATTCTGCAGGGGTAATTTCCTCGAACCTTGCAAGATATTCCTGATAAAGAAACTTCTCAAATTTTAAACTATCTCTATCGAAAAAATCTAGAAATTCTTCAGAGAAGGTATCATCGAATGTGCCTGTAATTGGACCTTCTTGCACATCTAGATATTCACCGATGCGATTGAAATTGATATAACGAAAATTATAACCAATCAAATGTCGTAAATATGGTTCACAATGCCCTCGAACATCTGCATAACGAAATTGTTCGTATGTCATATTACCAAATTTCGGATGGTACCTCAACAATTGTGTGTGTTGACGTGCCTCTGGAACCATGTTATGATACTTATTATAAAAATCCGATAATTTATGATAGTTTATTGCTGAATGACATCGTTGATACGGGTCTCGTAAAACTATAATTTTGTCAGAGGGATTTTGTTTCCAGATACTACGTAATTGTATTCTGCTATTATTATTGGAATGTAAGTACTCTGGAATACCAAAATAATGGTACATTGATGTGTTCCCGCATCTGTTTTCAGAGAGAACATTCAATGCACCATTATCATAAACAAACATCAGGCGACTGCCCGAATCATCTTGGTCAACAGGACGCGATTTGCTTGCTTACCGTTCTGCATCTTCTTGAATGCTTGGAAGATTTGCTTCGTGTTATCGCTATCGACCTGCAGAGTGTCAGCGCCGATCTGAAGGTTCTTACCACCTGGAACGAGGAAGCGATTGTGGAAACCACCGTGATTATCGAGAGTGAACACACGGTCCTTAACCCATTCTGCCTTCCACTTGGCATCGAAATTAAGGTCATCGGCAAACATACGACGAGCAGTATGCTTTTCGCTGTATCCTACGATGAAGAAGTTGATCACTCGCGAACCAGTCACCTGACCGTAGAGTTCGAGCAGTGCCTTCGAGTAAGCATTACGAGAACCCGTATTAGAATCATACTTCGCTGTAACCGACTTACGAGTCTTAGCATCTTCGATAGTCAGGTTGCTGCTACCGTAATGGTAGTGCGAATTGGTCCGGAAGTTATTGTCGCCATCACCATCAGTCAGGAACACTGTCGACAAAACTTCCAGACGATGCTTCGAACGGAACTGGTCAGCAATAGAACGAGCAACGATAATTGATTCCTCGAGAGGAGTCGAACCCAGACCGAAGTGGTTAGGATACTGATAGTTACGGTTGCTACCATACGAACGACGATTGTCATATGCATGACCAAGATGAAGCAACTTCTTCACAGCGTTGTTAAACTGTGCGCTCGAGCAACTTCCGTCGAGGAACTGATATAGGAAGAAATTGGTATCTTCAATCTGAAGGTCGTTGTTCTTACCTTCAACCGCATCTTTGAATTCGCGATTATATTCAGGGAACTCACCCTTTGCAAATTGGTTATTGATGAAACCGTAAACTTCCAAAGGAATACGAACCTTGCGAGCGAACATTGCCAGCGTAACCAACTGCTCAATCGTACCTCTCATGTTCATGTCCATAGAACCAGACATGTCGAGGAACAGGAGCATACCGTGGTTCTTACCGTTCGGCATAATCGTGTGACGAGCGAACAGATCTTCGCTGATCTTGTGCGCCCACAAACGATCGATATCGAGACGACCAGTCTTAGCAACAGTCGCGCGAGCAAACTCGGATGCCTTACGACGCATTTCGAATTCTTGAACCATCAGGTTGATATACTTCTGATTGTTTGCGCGAAATTCGTTGTAAACTTTAGTCGCATCATCCTCGGAATTGACGGAATTATAACCATCACGAACCGTAATCTTGATGCTGTCAATCACCTTGTTCATCGGAATGACATAATCAGAAGGTTTTACGATCGTCAGGTCACCGTAAACATAAGGACGCGACTTGTCGTCGATCAATTCGTCTTCACGATTGCGGAAGTGTTCATCGGTTTCAGCGATAGGATTTTCGTTGTAATAAGGTTCTTCTTGGAAACCCTTTGAACCATCTGGTTTACGCGAATCTTGCTCTTGATCCTCAGTAGCACCCTTAGTGTTATCAGAGTCATCATCAGAGGTTTCGGCATCTGCGTCAGAATTGTCTGACTCTTCACCTGACTGACCTTGGTCATCTTGTGTACCATCAGTTTCTTCAGACTGATCGTCAGACTCACCAGCAGAAGTTTCGGAAGGAGCAGAGGAGAACGAGTCCGTGTCCATCTCATCGCCGAACATACCACCGAGTTGATCCATCAACTCATCAAAGGCAGTTTCTTCAGGAGTCTGCTCGGTCTTGGCGAGATCGTAGAGTTCGGTCGCCAGCGCCGAGACATCTTCCCAAGTTTCCAGAACGTCGATGCGACGCAGGATTGCCTTCTCGTCTTCCGAGAACTGGACGTTCAGGAAAGCACCAACCTTGTAGTACAGGTTGACACGGTCGATGAAGCGCAGAGTGTTGAGGTCACGACCTTCGACGCCGAAGAAATTACGCTCGAAAAGTTCCTTGTAACCAGCGTAGAAGTTCTTGCGGATACCTGGATACTTGTCCTTAACCTTGCGCTCGATACGAGCATCTTCGAGGATGTTCAGGAACGACTTGATACCGTTGCCACCATCTTCGATGGCATCGTGCCAACCTTCAGCGGGAGTGTAGAGGGCGTGACCAATTTCGTGACCGATAAGCAGGTCATAAAGGTCAGCGGACATTTCCTTCCAGATAGGGAGAATCAACGCACGATCACGAAGGTTGAACGCTGCGGTCGCAACCTTCTGGTGCTCAATGCGGATGTTCTCGGAAGCAAGGAGCTTAGCGAGAATGGACTTTTCAGAGTTAGAAACGGACATCACAAAACCTCATCATCAATTTATATTCCATTCTACCCCAAAACGTGGCAGAAGTCAACACTTATTTTGAGATTTTTGAAAATTAATAGCAGGTAGTGACCTTTGCATACTGCACGATACGACCATAGGAATCATACAGAGGTTGGTATTCGTTATAGCAGGTGCGCTCTTGCTGGCGACGATAGTGATAATCATATTCACGATCGTAGACTTCACGGTCAATCGTACGATTGTCGGTTCGACGATTGCTGCTGGTAGCAGCACCAAGGATGAAGGCACCTACGCCGATAGCGATTGCCTCACCAGTGCTAATACGCGAACGCTTATGCTGGCGGTCACCCCGACTTTGTTCCCAACCGTTTCCATCACGGTTGCGTGCTTCAGCAGCAACAGGAGTTGCGACCACAGCGAGGGCAATCAAACTTGTAACAACAGTCTTAATCATTTTCTTCTCCTTATTTTCCATTCTACCATAAAACTTGCCATAAGTCAAGCCTTTATTTGCGATACCTCGTCATCGAACCATCATGATGAGCGAGGTATGCTTCAAAATCTACATCAGGATATTCATCCTTTAAACCAAGTAGCATATCTAGGTTTGAGATGGCATCATCAAACAAACGGACACGAGCGTATTTACCCGTGTCCAGATACTGCTTGATATAGATTTTTTTACCAGCAGCAGAATTGGGAGCATCGAGATTACCAGCACGGTGGACGTGCACGTCATCAATGTCAATTCCCTGTTGACGGAAAGTGTCTAGGAAGGTTTCCCGATCATCGAAATCCGAACGAGCAGTAATGATAATCATCTTACTACCGACACGATTCTTGATGTTTTTATGGATTGCTTTCGCCTTCGCGATTGCTCGAACGATAGGTTCAGAGGTGTCGCGGAAATGCTTCGCGTCTTTAAATTCAACGAAGTCGTAGGTCTCTCCAGGTTTCCGAGTGTATGTATTATACTCGGTGTTAGAGAGTTTCCTTACCAGTTTGCCGTCTTTGACAACATGGATCTGTGCCTTAGTGTTAAAGAGGGTCTCGTCAATATCCCAAATGGTCAGACCAGCACCCTCTTTAGACTCAGCAATATAATCTTTAAAATTTATCATACAGACAGTATACCTGATTTTTCTAGAAAAGTCAAGCCTATTTATGCTGCAGAAGATGTCTTTTTTCTAGTTTTTTTCGTAGGAGTTTCTTGACTTTTGATTCGGTTTGCCAGACGTTTGGCAACCTCCTCAGCATCCAACCAGATATCCTTATTGTCCAGCATCGACTTAATCTCTGCGTCGGTTAGGAAATCCTTATAGAAAGAGGCAAACAACTTCTCAGACCAAGCACGGAAGTGAGTAATTTGGTCATACATCTCCCCACCCTTACCGATAGTACCACTCGAATAATTGTGGAACATAAACATGGTATGGTCGGAGAGTTCGAATTGGTCTGCAGTCAGGAAGATAAGAGTGGCAGCACTCATACAAATTCCTTCGACTGAACAAACAATTGTTGCAGAGGATTCTTGCATCGCACGAACCAATTGAAGCGCAGAGAACAAGTCACCACCTTCGCTGTTAATACGGATATAAACGATATCGTTTTCTCCAATAGAGCGAAGGATCTGAAACCACTCAATGTATTCTTCTGCTTCCTTAATCTCTCCACAGAGATAGAAATTAAAAATCCTTGCAGCAGGTTCAGCAAAAAACTTTGGTTTACTAGGAGTTGAAGGTGGTTCAAACTCGTTCATAGTATCTCGTGATCGCGATGATCTTATCAATTTGTGCGTCAATAGTTTTAGTCCTTGTGTCACCTGGCCAATGAATATAATCACGTTCAGGATTTTTCTTTAAATTATAAAGAAGAGGCAAGATCATGTCCTCGACTTCTTTCAACTTAGATGAAACTTCTTGTTGCAGTAGCGCCTTATGTTCGGCAACAATTCCAGTTGCATCTGTTCCCGCAAGTTTAGCAGAGAGTTCAGATAGTTTCGCCATAATTTCGTCTTGAACCGCATTGTCAACTGATGCTGGTTGCTGAACATGAATTACAGTTTCGGTTGGATCCTCGAATGTGAATCCAAAATCATACGTTTTGTCGGACATATTTCTGAATATACCTTTTTGCTCGTTTCTCTAGAGATTTGATTGCCATGTCTCGTTTTAGTTTTGATGCTCTATCCAAAAAATTCATACCAATCATGTGGTCGTATTCATGGAGAGCGATTCTTGCTTCTAGTCCAGCAAATTGCTCAACAACATATTCGCCATCAACATTACGATATGAAATAGTAACTTCCTCTGGTCGACGAATATTCAACCACATCCCAGGAAGACTCAAACAACCTTCTGTCGCCATGCTCTTATTATCGGAAAGAGAAACAACAGTTGGGTTAAAAACATTCTTTCGATTATTTTCATCAGTTCCCATCACAAAAACTTTTGCATTAATACCAACCTGATTAGCAGAGAGACCAAGACCCTTTAGTTCTCGGCACTTCGCCCACAAAGCATCAGCAAGTTCTTGTGCATTCTGAGTTTCAAAATCAAATTCAGCAGGGATGTCTCTTAGAATCGGATCGTTAATTTTCAACAGTTCCATTATACCACCATTTCACTATAGTTATTTTTCTTTTCGAACTTGATCAGACTGCGGAACTTATCGAACAGTTGATCGCCCTTGTGACTGATAACAAACGTATTCGTTTCTTCTCCAAGAGTATCTAGCAATGCCATTACGTAATCAGTTCCGTTGTTATCTAGAGAACTATCAAACACTTCATCAAGAATTAACAGGTTAGTAGCGACACTGTTCTTCATCTTAGCGATTGTTCTCCAGGTAAAGAGAAGTGCTAGGTCGATACGCTGCTTTTCACCTTCACTGAAGGAAGCATAACTAAAGTCATCACGATGACGAGACTTGATTGTTTCGTCAAACTTTTCGTCCAGATTAAACTGAACGAAGAAGTCCATGGCAGTTAGATATTTATTTACCAGTTTATTGATAACTGGAAGGTATTGCCGAATAATTTTAGTCTTAATACCAGTGTCCTTGAGAAGTGTCGACACAGCGTCCATGTAATGCTTTTCTTCATTCAGGTTCGCTTTCTCAGAATTCTGTGCAAGAACATCCTTAGCGAATGCTTTCAGTTTATCTTTCTCACCATCAATGTCTGCAGTCTTAGTAGTGATGTCATTCAGTTCTAGATTCAATGCCTGAATCAATCTCTGCTGAACAATGATTTCGTTATTGTGCGTGATAATCTCGGCATTCAATCCAGAAATTTGTTCGGAGAGAGTCTCATTTTCCGCGATAAGTTCCTCAAGTTTTGTAAACTCTTCTTGTAACTTATCCATTCCCGAAGATAGTTCTTCGATTTTCTCTTGTCTGGATGATACGATGGTTTCTTTATGATCGTGAGCAATGC